AAGCCGCGTTAAATCCTGCTGATTGAAGGGTCATTTGAGGTTCCATGGGGGTTCCCGGCCGGTTCCATGCGGTCACTGGTACGACGCCTGTCGGTAAAATGAGGACAGTACGATGAGGGGGAGAAAGGCGATGCCGGCGCATCTGAAGATGCTGCGCGGCAACCCTGGCCAGCGCGTCATTCATCCGGAACTTGAACCCGCCAAGGCGCCCGACATTCCCGAGCCGCCGTCGTTCCTGACCGCCGATGCGAAAGCTGAGTGGCGGCGTCTGATCGCCGAAGTCTACCGCCTCGGACTGCTGTCGATCGTCGATGAACGGGGCTTTGCGAGCTACTGCCAATCGTTTGCGCATTGGGTGGCGGCGGAAAAGTCGATCGCCAAGATGGCCAAGGACGATCCGCTGACGGCCGGCCTGACGGTCAAGGGTTCGACCGGCAGCATGGTCAAGAACCCGTTGGTCACGATCGCCAGTCAAGCCTGCAGCGAGATGATGAAACATGCCTGTGAGTTTGGATTTACCCCCGCCAGCCGCGCCCGCATCGCCGCCGGCGTCGCCGCCGGCAATGCCCGGTCGAAGTTCGCCGGCCTCGTTGGCGGTGAGGACACCGGACGGCAAGCGGCGGGCCGCCAAGGTCATCAAGTTCATCGAGTGTCTGACGGTGCCGAGCGGGAAGGGCCAGGGCAAGCGGTTCAAGCTGGCGCCGTTTCAGAAAGATTGGATTCGTGACATCTACGAGCCGCACCGCAATGGGCGGCGCGTGGTGCGGCGGGCGATCCTGTCGATCGGGCGCAAGAACGGTAAGACGGCGCTGATCGCGGCGCTCGCGCTGGCTCATCTGATCGGGCCGGAAGCGATTCCGAACGGCGAGATTTACAGCGCCGCCAACGACCGCGATCAGGCGGCGATCGTGTTCAAGTTCGCCCGCCAGATCGTCGAGCTCGAGCCCGAACTGATGGCAATGGTCGAGGTGGTGCCGTCGACCAAGACCATGGTAGCGCGGCCGACCGGCTCGATCTACCGCGCCATTTCGGCCGAGGCCGGCACCAAGCACGGCTACCTGCCGAGCCTGGTGATCTACGACGAGCTGGCACAGGCCAAGAGTCGGGATCTGTATGACGTGCTCGATACTTCGTTCGGCGCTCGTGAGGAGCCGCTGTTTGTGACCATCTCGACGCAGTCGAACGATCCCGAGCATATTCTTTCCAAACTGATCGACGACGGGCTGGCGAAGACCGATCCGGCGATTGTCTGCCATCTGTACGCCGCCGACGAGGACTGTGCGCTCGACGACGAGAGCCAGTGGTCGAAAGCCAACCCGGCGCTCGGCATCTTTCGCGACCGCGAGGATCTGGTGACCGCGGTCTACAAGGCAATGCGCATGCCGGCGGAAGAGCCGAAGGTGCGCAACCTGTTCCTGAACCAGCGGGTGTCGCCGAACGCCTCGCTGATCGCCCGCGCCGAGTGGTTTGCCTGCGCTGGGCCGGCCGAGTTCGTCGACGGCGAGGAGGTCTATCTCGGCGTCGATCTGTCGAGCGTTTGGGATCTGACCGCGCTGGTGATGGGCTCGGTCGACGAGCCGATGCGGGTGCAGTCGCTGTTCTGGAAGCCGGCTGACCTGCTGCGCGACCATAGCAACCGCGACTTTGGCGCCGGCAATTTGCGCTATGTGGAATGGCACGAGGCCGGGCACCTCAAGACTTCGCCCGGCAAGAGCATCGACCCGTCGGTGGTGGCGCTCTACATCGCCGAGCTGACGCAGCGGTATCGCATTCGCGGACTCGCCTACGATCGCTGGCGCATCAACGAACTGATGCGCGAGTTCGACCGGCTCGGGCTGCAGACCTACAAGGACGGCGAGAAGGGCGACGGGCTGCGGTTGGTGCCGTGGGGCCAGGGCTTCAAAGACATGGCGCCGGCGATCGACGCGCTCGAGCTCGCCATCACCGAACGCTCGCTGATCCACAATAACAATCCGTTACTGAATTGGAACATGGGTAACGCGATCGCCACCACCGATCCGGCCGGCAACCGCAAGCTCGACAAGGGCAAGGCGCGGTTTCGCATCGACGGCGCGGTGGCGCTCGCCATGCTGCTCGGGCTGCGCGCGCGTGATGCCGCGGTCAAGCCGGTCGATATCGAGAGCCTTATCGGGTGAAGGAACCAGCATGACAACAATTGCTACCGTCACGGCGACAATTCCCGCGCGCGGCACGATCAGCGGCAGCGCCGCCATCACGGGTCCGGTCGTCGGGCTCATCACGCCGGCCGTCTGGGCGCCTGCGGTGGTCACCGTGCAGGCTTCGGTAGATGGCACCAATTTTTATGATCTGTACGATGGCATGACGGCAAAAGAACTTAGCTTCAACATCAAGCCGAACTCTTATGTTGCAATCGCCCAGAACCGGTTGCTCGGCTGCGCGGCGATCAAGTTGCGCTCGGGCACCAGCGCACAGCCGGTGGCGCAAAACGTAGCGTGCCAGTTTGGCCTCATCGTTCAAGGTCCATAAGGGAGAATTTCCATGGCATTGACCATCGTTGACGGGCCGACCATCGCCGCCGGTGAATCGCTTTCCGATGGCGCCGACTGCTCGGCCGGCACCATCGTGCGCATCACCGTGCCGCAGGAATTCACCTCGGCAAACCTGACCTTCCAAGTATCGAGCGACGGCAACCTCTACAACGACCTGCACATGGCCGGCGGCGAGGTCACGCTGGCGGCGAAAGCCGACACCGGAATTGTGGTGGCAGAAGCCTGGACGAAGTCGATCAACTTCATCAAGTTTCGCAGTGGCAGCCGCAGCCATCCGGTCGCGCAAAAAGAGACATGCAAGTTTGCCATCGCGGTCGAGACCGCCTGACGTCGATGGGCGACTGGCCGCAGTTCTACTCGACCGCCTACTGGCTGCGGCGGCGACGGGCACAATTGCGCGCGCATCCGCTCTGTAAGTTCTGCGCCGATCGCGCGCTCGTGGTGCGCGCCACCATCGTCGACCACGTCGAGCCGCACCGCGGCAATTGGGACAAATTCGTGCTCGGCAAACTGCAGTCGCTGTGTGAAACCTGCCACAATTCCACGAAGAAAATGCTGGAGCGCGAGCGACCCGGCGTCGACGCCGACGGCTGGCCGCTCGACCGCCAGAACTGATTCTTAAAAACCGCGAGGAGGATGCCATGCGCACACAACGGCGCCAGGGCTCGGACGTGGGCGGCCTGGAAGAGGGCGATCTGTATCCCGACGACGGTGAGAGCTACGAAGACTTCATGAGCCGCTGCGGCGAGCAGGTTGGCGACCTCAACGTCTGCCAACTGATCTGGGACGACGACGCCGCCGAGGACGATATGGCCATGTCCGGCGCCGCCGGCATCTGCCACAAGACCCATACCGGCCAAGTCAACGGTCTCGAGTATGTGCTGTCGGACGAAACTCCCGACCGCATGCAAGACGTGATCATGTCGGACGGCTGGGACATCGGCAACTTCCAGAAAAACCCGATCGCGCTGTTCAACCACAACAAGGATGCGCCGATCGGCAAGTGGTCGAACGTCCGCGTCGTCGACAAGCAACTGCGCGGCCATCTCGAACTGGCGCCAGCTGGCACCAGCGCTCGCATCGACGAGATCCGCAAACTGATCGACGCCGGCATCCTGCGCGCGGTCAGCGTCGGCTTCCGCCCGAAAGGTTCCAAGCCGCGGCCGGAATCCGAGGGCATGTATTTTACCAAGGCCGAATTGGTCGAGACCTCGCTGGTCTCGGTGCCAGCCAATCCGAATGCGCTGGCCGTCGCCAAGTCGCTCAAAATTTCGCCCGCCACCATCGATGTCGTTTTCGCCGGGAAAGGCAAAGACAACGGCATGCGACGGCGCGGGCTCATCGGCGGGCACGCCAGGAATTCATCAGATACAAGGAAGGGCACGACGATGTCGTATGCTCAAAGAATTACCGCTGCCGAGCAGCGGCTGAACGGGCTGCGCGATCAGCTCAATGACCACTGGGCCAAAACCGACGACGCCAATGTCAGTGACGATCAACTGACAACCGCGGACGAACTGAAAAACCGCATTGCGCTCGAGGAACGCACGCTCGCCGGGCTGCGCGAGGCCGAGCGTCATCTCGCTGCCACCTCAGATGACTCAGGCGGCAATAGCCACGCACTGGTAGTCCGCGCGCCCACACCCGCAGTTCCCGCCCGGCAGATCTCGGCGGCACGGCCGTTCAGCGCACCGCCGCGCAAGCAACTGAGCGCGATCGATCACCTGGTGCGTGCCGGCACCGTGCAACTGCTCGCGCATCGCGACCGCGTTTCGTGCGCCGAGAAGATGCGCGAAATCTACGGTGACGACGACGCCACCCGCGCCCTGCTCGATTACTCGGCGCGTGCCGCTTCCACCATCGCCACCACGACGCAAACCGGCTGGGCCGCCGAACTGGCGCAGACGCTGTTCACCGCCTTCATGGAAGTGCTCTATCCGAAAGCGGTGTTTCCGCGGTTGGCCGGCAAGGGCCTGTCGCTGAGTTTCGGCACCGCCGGCAAGATCTCGATCCCGACGCGGGCCACCACGCCAACCATTGCCGGCTCGTTCGTCGGTGAAGGCTTGCCGATCCCGGTGCGCCAGGGCCTGTTCACCTCGCAAACCCTGACGCCGAAGAAAATGGCGGTGATCACGACCTGGACGCGGGAGCTCAGCGAACATTCCGTGCCGGCGATCGAGGGCTTGCTGCGCGACGGCGTGCAGGAGGACACCGCGATCTCGCTCGACTCGGTGCTGCTCGATGCCAACCCGGCCACCACGGTTCGGCCGGCCGGCATCCTCAACGGCATCAGCGGACTTACACCGACCGCCGGTGGTGGCTTCGCCGCTCTGACCGGCGACATCAAGGCGATCTCCGGTGCGCTCCTGACCGGCACTAAGGGCAACGTCCGTAATCCGGTCTGGCTGATGAACCCGCAACAGATCAACAGCGCGCTCTATGTTGCGGCACCCGGCGCCGGCGTGTTCCCGTATCGCAGCGAGATCCAGGCCGGGCAATTGGGCGGCTGGCCGGTGATCGACTCGGGCACGGTCCCGCTCGGCACCGTGATCGCCATCGATGCCGCCGACTTCGTGGCGGTGGGCGGCGATGCGCCGAGGTTTGAGATTTCCGATCAGGCGACCTTGCATATGGAGGACACGACACCGCTCGACATCGGCACGCCCGGCTCGCCCGCCACGGTGGCGGCTCCGGTCAAGTCGATGTGGCAGACCGACTCGCTCGCCCTGCGGTTGATCCTTCCCTGCAACTGGACCATCCGGCGCGCTGGCGTGGTCGCATGGTCGGCTGGAGTGACCTGGTAAAGTTGCCATCTAAAAGTTTCATGTGAAACAGGAGGCCATCATGGCCGAACAAAACACCGAACATCAGGCACAGGAACGCGCCAAGGCGGCGGAAACCCATAAGGAAGCCACCAAGAAGCGGCTTGCCGAGGAGAAAGAGGCGCGGGAGAAAGCCCACGCCGAGCAGCGGGGTGTGGCCGGCGAGGTAAAACCCACGCCGACCCAGGAAGAGAACGATATGGCAGCACTCGGCGTGCATATCGTCGAGCACGAGCCGGATGGCTCGCCGCCCGATCCGGGCATCACGCCGGTGGCAACCGACAAGCGGCAGATCGAGGGCAAGCCGGCCAGCCGCGGTGCCTATCAGACCAGGACCGCGCCGTCGCATGACTGAGCCGGCCGCCAAGCCTCGCTATCGCGTCAAGGCCGGGGGCGTTCCGACGCTCGTGACCAAGGCCGAAGGCGAGGCCCATGCCGGGCCGTGGTTCCTGCCGGTCAGCGGCGGCTGGTTGCCGGCCGATGTCGGCGATAGCTGGAACTGGTGGCAGAATGGCTACAACGTCGTCGGGGCATCGTCACAGTCGGCCATGGTCGAGGCTTGCATCTCGGCCTATGCGCAGACCGTGGCGATGCTGCCCGGCGATCATTGGCGGCTGAACGACAAAGGCGGACGCGAGCGCGTCAAGACTTCGGCGCTCTCGCGTCTCCTGCGCCATCCTAACGACTACCAGTCGATCAGCGACTTCATGCTGAACGCGACGCGGGCGCTCTACCTGCACGGCAATGCCTATGCGCTCGGCTTGCGCAATTCGCGCTACGAGATTGACGAATTGCATCTGATGGACCCGTTGCTGTCCTATCCGCGGCTCGGCAATAACGGCGAGATCTTCTACCAGTTATTCGGCAATCAGGTGATCGAGAAACGGCTCGGCGGCGAGCCGATGATCATCCCGCAGCGCGACGTGCTGCATATACGGCTACACACGGAGCGGCATCGCTGGCCGGTGCCACTGATCGGCGAAAGCCCGATCATCGCCGCCTATAGCGACATCGGCGTCAATGCCGCGATCGGCCAGCAGCAATTGCGGTATTACCTGAACGAAGCGCGCCCGTCGGCAGTGTTATCCACTGACATGACGATGGACAAGAATCAGTTGCAGGCGCTGCGTGATCTCTGGAACGAGCAGGCCAAGGGCCTACACAAGGGCGGCACGCCGATCCTCACCGCCGGCCTGAAGGTGCAGCCGTGGGCGGCAAGCGGCAAGGACGCTGCCACCGCCGACATGCTGAAACTATCGAACGAGCACATCGCCTTGGCGTTTCGTATTCCGCTACAGATCCTCGGCATTGGTGGCACAACTTTTTCCTCGACCGAGGCACTGATGCAAAGCTGGAAATCATCCGGCTTAGGCTTTGCGCTCAATCATATTGAGGAGGCGTTCGGCCTGCTGTTTGGCCTCGGCGGCCAGCCCGACGAATATGTGGAATTCGACACCGAGGCACTGCTGCGCTCGGCGATGAAGGATCGCATCGATAGTCTGGCGCGCGGCGTGCAAGGTGGAATTTTCGCGCCTAATGAAGCGCGTGCGCTCGAGGGCTATGAAGCGGTTCCATTTGGCGATGAACCCAGGGTGCAGCAACAGGTCGTTCCCTTGAGCCAAGTCGGGAAGATCCCGGCATCGCCTGCGCCGCCTTCGCCAGCCGCACCAGAAGCGGCGCCGCAACCTCCCGCGCCGCCGAAAAAGGGCAACCGCGATGACATTACTCGACGAGAGGCCCGAAACATTTTTGCCAGCGCCGACCGATTCGACCGACGCCGACTGTCTGCTTGACGCTTGGCGCGATGTACTCGGGCAGGCACTGGCAGAAGAACGCCGGCAATGGCAGCGCGGGAATGCGCTTTTTGAAGCACAAGCGACGGCGACGATCGCCGAATTGCGCGCCGGTATTACCGAGAAGCTCGGAGCGTTGGAACGCCAAATTGCCGACCGGCTGGCGGCGGTGCGCGATGGCCGCGACGGCGAGCCGGGACCACAAGGGCCGGCCGGCGAACCTGGCCCACAAGGATTGGCCGGCGAAGGCGGCGCCACGGGGCCGCAGGGACTCGTCGGTGCGGTTGGCGAGCCGGGCCTCCCCGGACCAGAGGGCAAGCCCGGAACGCTGCCGCTGGCGCGGGAATGGGCACCTGAAACCGTTCACTATGCCGGCGCCGTGGTTACCCATAGCGGTGGCGTCTGGCAGGCCAGTCGTGACACCGGGCAGGCGCCTGGCCATGCCGACTGGATCTGTCTCGCGCGCCCCGGCCGCGATGCCGTGATGCCGAAGGTGCGTGGTACCTGGAAAGAAGATGAGACCTATGCGGCGCTCGATATCGCCGCGGTCGGCGGTTCGAGTTTCATCGCGCGGCGCGACCAGCCCGGCCCCTGTCCCGGCGAGGGCTGGCAATTGATCGCGTCCGCCGGCCGCAAGGGCACTCAGGGGCTACCGGGCCAGCGCGGCGAACGCGGGGAAGCCGGTGCCCGCGGCCTGCCGGGCGTTTCTGCCCCACTGATCCTCGGCTGGACGATCGACCGCAAGACCTATACCGCAACGCCCATCCTGTCCGACCAGAGCGAGGCGCCGCCGCTTGAGCTGCGCGGTCTGTTCGAACAGTTCCACGACGAGGCGCGCTGATGGCCGATGTCTGGGTGAAGGTGTTGCAGCCGGCCGACAGTTACGCATTGCTGACGCTGGATGAACTGAAAACTCTGCTCAACATCCCGCCGGCCAACACCGCCGAGGACGCGCAGCTGCAGTTGTGGATCGACCAGTACAGCGATGTTGTCGCTACCATGTGCAATCGCGTGTTCGCCTATGAGACGGTGGCGGAAACCTGGCGCGGCGACAGCCCGCCATTCGACACGCCGCGGTTGTTCCTGTCGCATTACCCGGTGGCCGATGCCGATCTCACTGCGGTCGAGTCGCCGCGCGGCACGACCCTCGATCCGGCCAGCTACGAGATCGAGAACGCATCCGGCAAGCTGCGCATCGAGGGTGCCTGGACCGAGCCGGTCACCGTCACCTATAGCGGCGGGTATCAGTTGCCGGACGCGGCACCGCCGGCGCTCAAGCAGGCCACCATACTGCTGATCCAGGCAGCGCGGATGCAGGCGCGCATGGGCGCATCCAACGGCGTCCGCTTGGTCTCGCACGGCGACACGCGCGTGCAATATTTCGATCCGGTGCAGATGTTCGGCCAAAAGGGCTTCGGCTCACCATTGTTCGACTCGGTCAATTCCCTGCTCAACGCTTACATGCGGTTCTATGTTTAAGGAGTTGTCTTGCCTTGTATGCCTTATCTCGCAATGCTGCGCATTGTTTGCAGCTGCGATGCGGATATTGACCATCGTGAAATACCGTTATGTTGTCAGGCGACAACGTATGTCCTTTTCTGCATTGGGTTTTATGGCGGCGATTTTTCGACTGATCACACAAAGGAATCCATTTGCAGTTCACCGGCTCGTAATTGCCATCAACGTCGATGCGTTCAATCGAATAATCTTTCGGTCGTGGTCCCATATCTGCGAGGAAATTTTCGAATGAGTCCCATCGCTTACAAGCGGCAATTCCGCGACCACCATAGTCTTTATATCGCGCGTCGTTCGGATTGGTGCAGCGTTTTCGCATCAAAAGCCAAGTGTTGTACTCGGGTGTCCGTGTAGTCCCATGTTGAGACATGCCGTGAGTGAGGCGACCTGGATTTGTGCGCTTGAGGCATCCGCACGATTTGGTGTCGCCTTGGCGAAGATAGATGCTGGCAACGGCCAGTTCGTTGCCGCAGTCACAACGGCAAAACCAGAGCGCGCTGCTTCCGTGACGACCAACATCCTTGATCGCGAGCAGGCGACCAAACCTCTGATTTGTGAGATCAATGTAGGCGGGCATGGCGACCTCTCAGAAAGGTTGCATTGTCAAGTGGCGGCTGGCGCTGAAACGTCAGCCGCTGCGCACTATAGCGCAGGGAGGCAGTGATGTCGTTGACGGGTCTCCTTTTGGGAATAATAAATGTTTGTATCGTCGTCGCGGTTCTGGTCCTGATCGGCTACATCGTGCTCTGGCTGATGGAAGCCATCGGCTTCCCGGTGCCGGTGATGGTGCAGAAGATCTTCATGGTGATCGTCACCCTGATCGCCTTGTACATGGTGGTCGCGTTGCTGGTCGGCGTGCCGTCGATCCACCTGATCGGGCCAGTGCATTAGCGATGGCCATCGACTATGGCACCATGCTGTTCGATCCGGTCTATGCCGAGATCGGCGTGCCGGCGGTGCTGACCGTGCCAGGCGGCGCCGACCTTGCCATCACCGTCATTGACGACACCCGGCCGAAGGACCTGTCAGTTCCCGGAACTTCCGGCGCGGTGGTGCATAGCGTCGGTCCCGGCGCCTATGCCCGCATTCCGGAACTGGCGGGCAATGGCATTGTCCGCGACGACTACCTGGACGCGGTGTTGGCGTTCAACGGCCGGTCCTGGATCGTGCGTTCCTACGAACTGCGCGGCTCACCGAACGGTGAGGATCTGGGCGAGGTGAGGTTTCTGCTGAAAGAGGCCGCGCTCGGATGAAGGACGTGCGCGAGAATGTCCTCGCGCGTCTGCTCGAACTGGTCGCCGACATTCCGAGCATCCGCTCGACGCAACGCAACAACGTCGACATCACCGAACTGCAGTTGCCGGCGGCGCTGCTGTTCGACGGCGACGAGGAAACCGATGGCGCTGCCGAATTAGCGAAGCCATCCGACCGGCCATATCCCCATACGCGGATGACGCCGACTATCTCGATCGTGCAGCAGGCCGATGCGGTTGGATCGGAAATGACGGCGTTCCGCAGCCAGTTGGTCAAGCTGGTTTTGAACGATACCGAACTCAACGAACAGATCGTCAAGACCGGGCGCTTCGGCAACGGCGCCATCCGCTACCTCGGTTGTTCGACCAACTTCGGCTGGGGCCGGTTCATGCACGGCGTCGTGGATGTGAACTTCCTGTTCAAGTATTCCCTGAAAATAGAGGAGCTGTAACCATGCCAACGTCACCCGACGTTCAAAACTATCACATCGGCAAAGGCGTCGTCAGTTTCAAGGAAGTCGGCGGCACCGACTATGTCGACCTCGGTAATGCGCCGAAGTTCATCTACACGCCGAACGTGACCAAGAAGGAACATTTCAGTTCCAGAGAAGGCGTAAAAACGAAAGACTTCACCGCCATCACGCAGATCGGCGCGACGATCAAGGTCACGCTCGACGAGATCAGCGGAACCAACCTCGCCATGTTTGCGCTCGCCACAACGGACACCACAACGCCCGGCGAAGTCACCTTGTCCGGCCTGTCAAAGGCCGAGTTCGTCGGCGAGATCAAAGTGGTCGGCACCAATGACATTGGTCAACAGGTCGACTTCGATGCCACCGTCTCGTTCATCCCGTCCGGCGACTTCAGCTTTATTACCGATAGCGACGACTTCTCGGTGATCGAGCTCGAGGCCGAAGTGATGAAAGGCACGGCCGGCGACTTCGGCGTCTGGACCATCCGCGACACCGCACCGCCGGCAGGACCGTGACCATGGCTGACCTTCTGGACATAGCACCCTCGACTGCGGTCGAGGTGGTCAAGCTCGATGGCCAGCGCATCGTCGTGCGCGGCCTGCACGGCGATGCCATCGCGGCGATCGTGGCGCGGTTTCCCGAACTGGCTGCACTGCTCGGCGGCATGAGCGGCAATATCGGAGCGCGACTGATCGAGCGGTTCGGCGGTGCCATCGGGCCGATCATCGCGGCCGGCTGCGGCCATCCCGGCGAGGAGAAATACGAGCGGCACGCTGCCACGCTCTTGGTGGAACAGCAGTTGAAACTCTTGAAAGCCATCATCGGGCTGACATTCCCAAACGGGATAGCCGCCTTCGTCGAGACAATGACGAGCATGCTCGGCGCAACGGACGAGGCGGCAAAGACCATCAAGGTCCGCTTGCGGGCCTCGCGCTCGCCATCACCAGCCTCATCCGACGCGGCTTCCCGCCCGCCTTTGCAATGACGCTGACGCCGCGCCAGATCGCCGCCTATCTCGAATTCAGCGACCGGCTCGATCGCATCGAGCGCGCCAACGCGCTGACGATCGCCGCACTGGGCGCGCAGGGCGAGGGCAAGGATATCGAGAAGACCATTAAGGAATGGGGCGGCTGATGCCGGCAAAGTTCAAGGTCAAGGTGGCCAACGCCGCCTGGCTCAAGACGATCCGCGACAAGGAGCACCCGGTGGCGGCGGCTGCGGTTGCTGCATTGCGCGAAACCGCCTCGGAGGCGGTTGACGACGGACGCAAAGACATCGCAGCGGCGGGGCCGGGGTTCAGGCACGCCCAATGGGTCTCGGGTTTGCGCTTTCGGATGCTGGGGGCGACCAAGGACGGCGAGCCATCGCTGGACGCCAAGGCCATTATTTCGCATCAATACGGAATAGCCGGCGTGTTTGAGTATGGTGCGACCATCCACGGCAAGCCGTTGCTGTGGATACCGACCAAGCACGGGGCACCGACGCCCGGCAAGTCGGGAAAAACACTGGTGTCGGCCACCGTTCGCGGCCAGCCGATGTTGTTCGATGCCAGCGACCACGACCCGCATCGCAAGCCGCTCTACATAGGTGTTCGTTCGGTTACCATCCCGAAGAAATTCCACATTACCCAGATCGCCGAACAACACGCCGCGCAAATCGAGCAGGCGTTCATCAAGAATTTCAAGGACGAAATCTAGGACGCCCATGCCTAAACTGTCGGTGCAAATTCAACTCGATGGCGCCAAGGAAATCGAGCAACAGCTTGCTGGGATCAGCAAGGCCGGCCAGCAGTGTTTTGCCGATATCAGCAAGGCGGCCGAGCAGGCCGGCGGCTTTGCCAAGCTCGATCCGGCGGTGATCGAACAAAAATTCAAAGCTCTCGGCGTCGTCGTACCGGCCGAAATGGACAAGATCAAAGCGGCCCTGCAATCCTCCGGCAATTTGGAAGCTGCCGTGCTCGGCGTTGCTAATTTGGAAAGAGGGTTTAATAAAACCACCGTTGCGGCAAGGGCGGCGACGGGTGCATTAGGACTGACCAGGGGCGAGGTTGGCGCCCTGGGCAAAGCTCTGCGCTCAGTCGATCTGGGCGTGTTCGGCTCGCAAATTGCCCTGATGAGCCGCGTCGGCGGTGCTTTTGGTCCGATAGCAATAGGCATTACCGCGTTCGCCGGCGCCATTGTGGGCGCGGCCGCCGCTTTGATCAAGTTTGCTACAAGCGCAAGCGCGACTGAAAAATCTCTCACTCAATTACAGAAGGTCAGCGGCGTATCGTTTCAAAGCCTATCGGCTTTGCAAGAAGTGTTCGCAGCGGGCGGAACATCGGCAAACAAGTTTGCGGAAGAATTTGGCAATCTATCGGAGAAGATCGCGGCGGCTGGACAACAGAAGGCAGCACGCGATGCCGGCCAGGTTATGGTGGATTGGGCCAATGATATCGATCAAGTAAGGGATAAGTTTAAGCACCTTGCCGAGGGCACACGCGAAACATTTTCGCCGCTGACTACCTTGGATACCAAAGTCAAGGCGCTGCTGGAGACGCTTTCCAAGGTGCCGCAAGCGGATCAATGGTCAAAGCTTGCCGACATCTTCAAAAATCTCAGCAGCGAACTGGAGCGAGCACAGCTCGGCAAGGCGCTCGGGCTATCGCCGGAAACAATAACGACACTGAGCCAAGGCAGTCGGGCGCTCAAGCAATTGCAGACGCAGGCCGAAGAACTTGGCTTTACGTTGACGAGCAGCAACCAGCAAGCACTGCAGAAAATGGCGCAGCAGTGGAACCAGTTCACCAGCCTCTTGTCTGATTTCTTTCAAAAGATAGGCGCGCTGGCGGCGCCGGCCTTCGGCCAGATGTTGGACGTTTTCACCAAGGTGATGCGGCAGATTGTTTCTGATTTCGAGAGCCTGCCGCTCCAACAAGCAATAGCCAAGATCGGCGATCGGCTCGCCCCGGCGTTCGAGGCGATCGGCGGCATTTTAATACCGATCTTGACCTCGATAGGGACCGCGCTCGGGACCGCGCTCGGCAACGCTTTTTTGAAATCAGTCGGTGACTCTATAAGCGAGGGCCTTCGAAATGTCGCAGCGAAATGGGGATTAGGCGGCGGCTCGCTCGCGCGTGATGCGGGGATCGGCGACATCGGTAGCCACGCGGCCGGCGGCCTGCTCGGCGGCAGTGGCTCAGGCACAAGCGACAGCAACCTCGCCTGGGTGAGCCGCGGCGAATACATCATGCCGGCGGCGGCAGTGGCGCAACCGGGCGTGCTGGCGTTCCTAGAAGCACTGCGGCGCGGCATGGGGCGCTTTGCACTCGGCGGCATGGTGCGCGGGCCGCTCGGCCTGCCGGCCTTTGCCGGCGGCGGCATGAACAACGTCACCATCAATTTCCCCGGCTTGCCCGAAATCACCGGGCTGCGGGCCTCGTCCGGCGTGGTCGACCAGTTGCAGCGGGCTGCCGCCATGGCGCAGGTTAGAAGCGGTGGTAGAAAACCCTCTCGATACACTTAAAGGAAAAGGACCTTAGCCGGTGAAGCCGAGGCCCTCGTTCCGATGCCATGTCGAGCCGTGTCACGTCTTGCCGCGCCAGGTCATACCGTGTCAGGGCACGCAGTTTCCTTTTTACCAGGCAACCCCAACCCACGTCGATAGCCAATGCCTGAAATGACACTGCTCTCGATCGACGGCATCGACTTTTTGCCTTGGGCGGTGCGGGGTATCACCATGACGCTGGCGCCGATAGACCAGGCTAAGAACCTTGCGCGCGATTGCCGCGGGCAACTTGCGGACATCTCGGTGGCGCAGTTCAGGCAGCATAAAGTTTCGATTAGTTGCAGCGACCAAGCCGCGCCGGAACTTACTGACATATGGCCGGGTCAGGACGTTACAATTGTTTGCATTCCAGGCCTCGGTGCCGCCAACACTACCGGCGACGTGTTGACTCTCCTTTGCAAAGTTACGGCCTGGAACACCTCGCGCGACGAGTGGGCGTCAGAAATTTCGTGGACATTGGAAGCGGAGCAGCGCGCCTAGATGCCGGCCGGGATGCCTTATTTCGCCTGGATCGATCCGGGCGAGACGGTGTTCGGTCCCGAGCATCTGCGCTGGGACGAGGACGTGTTCTCGTTCACGCTGGCGCAGGACGAGGGCAACCCGGCGAGCCTGACGCTGGTGGTGCGGCGCCCGCGCAACACCGCCGGCGATGCCATCGGCCTGCTCGGTCCCGGCCGCAAGATCTGGGCCTGGTTCGCGCTCGACTGCGGCCCCGACCTGATCCGCTTCCGCGGTCGCCTGGTCGGTGTCCCGACCTCGATCTTCGAGGAGCTGGTGACCTTGGAATTCGTGGCGCGGCCGATCGACCTGGTGGCGCAGAAGGCCGCGCTCGCCGATACGCTGCGGGTGCTGCCCTATTACGACGAGGCAGTGATCGATCCGACCCGGCGCACTGATCCCGAGGTGGTGCTGGAGGGCTACAGCGCGATCTGGCACTACGACCGCGAAACCCACGTGCTCACCATCTCCGACGAGGTCGAGGGCGAGGATGGCCTGGTCGAATTCGACGGCGCCAGCGAAACCGGCAAGGTGCTGTATGACGGGCTCGGCCTGACGTTGACCACCGGGCCGCTGACGCGCGTCGACATCAGCGCCGAATATACCTGGACCCAGCAGGCGCAGGGCACCGTCGACCTGACCAAATATCTGCTGTCGCACTGGCCCGGTGCCGGCCCCAATTACATCAAGTCGTTCTATCTCGGCGACAGCAACTGGCCGAAGGCCGGAGCCTCGCTCGGCGATGGTTGGACCGTGGCGGAGTCGACGGCGGCCTCGCTCTATGATTACCAGCCGGTCACCCACACCGGCGGCTCGACCATGACGGTGAAGTATCCCGACGACGGCTGGTCCGGCCCGACCCAGGTCACCACCACCTACACCGAGACCCGCACTGCCGTCGCCACCGGGCAGGGCTCGATCTCCATTCCCGGCCCGATCACCGACACCATCAACGTCAAGAACCAGCCGGCCGACGACGCCGGCGCTACCTTTACGGCCTCCTACAGTCGCAACTTTTCGCAGAGCAACACCGTCCAGGTGATGCAATACACCGCGGTGACGCTGCTGGCAGCTTATGCGGCACAGCGGCAATGCACCGAGCTGGTGACGTTCTCGCTGTTCGCCGACGTGCAGCATGTCTTGACCAATCCCGACGACGGCGAAGCCTTGCTGATCAACGACATCAAGTCGGTCAACCTGAGCGAACCGCTCGGCGACGGCTCGCTGCCGATCGGCGATGCCAGGCGGCGCTCCTACATCACGACCACGCGCGGCAACCAGAGTCTCGAGCATCTGATCGCCTTGGCGCGCGCGCATTTGCTGCAGCGCTCGCGGGTGGTGGAAATCGCGGTCAAGCCGAAACTGTCGCGCCTGCCGGAAATCACCCTGCGCAAGAACGCCTTTCTGGTCGAGCCGCGGATCGGCGAGGCGCTCGGCAAGATCATCGGCTATTCGGTGGCATTGAACGGCAGCGACGGCCACGTCGATTGCGAGATCCGCATCGGTTGTGCCATCGGCCGCGGCGGCTCGGCGGTGGCGGCCGGCGGCGATCCGACCTATGCCACGGTCGACTATACCGGCGCCGACTATCAGCAATTCACCGGCCGCACCGTGCTGTTCGACACCTCGGTCGGCTACGAGCCACCGCTGGCCGACCCGAACGACGACGGCATCAACTTCCTGGCGCCGGTGCCGGTTAACGACGTGATCGACATCCCGCTTACCGTCGTCTCGACTCCGCCGCCTGATGCTCTTCATCCCGGCGCTACAACGGGCGGCGAGCGCGCCACCTTTAAGCTCAAGAACATGACCGGCGAATTTTCCTCCGATTACGGCTTGCAGGTTACCGACCTGAAAATTCCCACCGGCTACGACCTCGAGGCGGCGTGATGGGTTTCGAGACCGTCGTTCGCCCGGTCGTTTTCCCCAATATCCGCCCGGCGGTGCCGCGCGTGCTGCCACTGCCGGCCGATCCGACCCAGGGCATGGTGGTGATCAACGGCACCAGCCTGATGACCGTCAGCGAGAGTTACAGCTTCAGCGTCAGCGTCTCGCATCAAAACCCGAAGCGGGAAGAGGTGCGGCAATACGATACGGTCAGGGTTTATCAGAAGGGCGGCGGCGGCAGCAGCGGCAGGGCGGGCGACGATATCAACCGTTCCAATTTCATCGATGTTGAGGTGCTCAAGAAGGTGCGGCTGGCCGGCGACGACGCCGGCCCGTGGAAGATGATTTATGGCGGCCAGCCCGACGCCGAGAATATCGAGATCCTAGAAACCGACATGACGAGGAGAAATACTTGACGATCTCTTACGTCACCACCGGGGCCTGGGGCACCGGCACCGGCACGCCCAACTCAGCGGCGCAAGTCGACGGCAATTTCTACGATGTCGATCAGCGCATCGTCGTGCTCGACGCCGCCATGGCCGAAGGCAAGCGCATCGACAGCATTACCTATACCGACACCAGCATGACGGTACATTTCACGGATGGCACGTCGACGACCATTCCGTTACCGATCGCCACCATCATCTATGTCGGGCAGTGGACTAACTCGACGCCCTACACTCGCGGCCATATGGTTTCGCAACGCGCGCTCGGCCTGTTCCAGGTGCTGGTCGACCATACCACGCCGCCGCTGCCGGCGATCTTTGACCCGAACGCCGTCGATGGCAGCGGCAACCCGCTCTATGCGTTCTGGATGCCGCTCTACGATGTCAATTACGACGCCGCCATCTTCGTGCCCGGCAGCGTGCAGCGGACGGCCGGCGAGGCGATGTTCCAGGCCGTTGCCAACCGCACCATGCGGCTGGTCAGCGGCAACGCGCATGCCTATGCCTATCTCGATGTCGCCATCGGCGCCGGTACTAACATCGTCCTGGCGATCCAGAAAAACCGCACCCAGATCGGCACCATCACTTTCACCGCGGGCACCACGCCTGATGCCGGCGGTGGCCAGACCGGCACATTCAACATTCCGGCCACCACCGACTTCGCCGAGGGCGATGTCTATGCACTGCGGGTGACGGCATCCAACAACGCGGCGCCGTCCGGCCTGTCGGTGACGCTGCCGTTCCTGCGCACGGACATCTGAATGACGTTCTCCGCCGACGTGCTGACGCGCGTCGTCAACGTGAACTGGGGCGGCGGCGACGTGATCGTGGTGTTCATGGAAGTTTCGCCCTGGGTGCCGCAGCCGGTTTTCACCCTCAGCCCGGAAGGCGATGCGGCAACCTTTCTGGACGGGTGGACGACGCCCTCGTACAGCACGGACCCGGCGCCGTTCAAGAATTCGGCCTATCAGGTCAATTCCGATGCCGGCGTGTTTCTCACCTCGACGGCGCCAAACCTTCCGTCCGGTTCCGATGGTGTACCCTTTGACATCAACGGCACCTGGCTGAATGTGCTGGTGTTCGCCGTTGCAGACGACATCGACACCAGCCTGGCGCAGGCCAAAGCCGGCACCTATTTGATGGCGCCGGCGCTTTACCTGGTCAACCTGACGAATGCCGACTTGCCGTCGGAGGTGGCGCCGCCGGGCTTGCTCTGGGGGATAACGACCGGCGCCTTCACGGCGGGCGTCAGCCTGCAATGGAAAATACGCCATGGCGAGCACCGCGATCCCGACACCAGCCCGGAGCCGCCGCCGAATGCCATGGTGCAGTGCTATCCGCTGGCCTCCTCGCATCCGGGTTATGTCGGTGACGTCAAGGTCACCTACACCGGCTATTACCTGATCGCCTACCGGCTGGACGCAGCCGGGACGGACACGGTTTATTCGAAGGCGCCGGCAGTAACCGACTTTAGCGGCGTTCAAGTGCTGCCGCCCGAATGGAGTGCCACGATCGTTTCCGGGCCATTTCCTTCGGTCGGCATTCCGTTTGCCGATCCGCCGCCGCTGATTTCCGCCGACGTGGCCTAATGCTGGTCTGCAGCGTCAGCCAGTTGCGCCGGCGGGTGGCGATCGCCGCTGGCGTGGCCGAGAGCGCCGCGGCGGTTGATGCGACGAATGCCGGCATGGTGTTTGCCGCGCTGGTCGACAATCCGGCCTCGGCGAGCGAGCGGCTCGACGCCTTTCTCGGCCAGTTCCTGGTCGAGGCGGCGAACGCTACCGCCACCGTCAATGCTGGGCTCACCTATGCGGTACGCGTCGACGAGGCGGCGTTTGCCAATGTGCTGCTCACCGGCGCAGTGCCGACCGCGATCGCTGCCGCGGTGGCGGAAGCGGCGAGCGCGGCCGATGCGCTCGATGCCGACAAGGCCGCCGGTTCCCGCTTCGAGGGCGTGCTGGCGCTCGATGGCCCGATCATGCCGAAGCCAGTGCAGCCAACCGTGATCTTGATAGAGGGATAATCGCTTGGCCTTCGCCGACACCACCTGGTCAAGCAAAACGCCCATCATGGGTGCGCGGCCTGCGCATCCATGCGTTGTTTGGTTTGCGGTGCTTATAGGGGCGGCGGTTCTTCATTTGTATGCTGCGTGTAGCCCAGCGGACATTACCAGGGAAATACCCTTTGCTGTTCTCGATCCTATCAAGGGAATGGTCTGGCGGGCGTTCGCCAATCGTAGCGAGAATATCGGAGAGAAAGTTGGCGAAGTTATTCCAGCGGCTGCAAACCTTAATGCCTCTTCCACCATAAAGTTTATAACCTCTAACATTTGGGTTATTGCACCGGCTGCGCATGGTTTTCCAAGCCCAATACAAAGGGTGGAAGTTTCCCTTTCTGGTATGGCCGTGAGTGATGTTGCCTTGAATGCAACCGCAGGAACTCACCTGTCCACGCTGGAGACAGGCAGTGGATGCAAGTTTTGCGTTTCCGCAATCGCAACGACACTGCCACATTACATAGCCTGTGCCGTTTCTATCCTTGGTCGGATGGATGGCAACGAGTCGGCCAAAGCGTATGTTTGTGATATCTGCGTATCTGGGCATCGTTCCGCTCCAGCGGTTCGAGGTCAAGTGGCGGGGTCTGCGCTTCCAACGCTGACCTCGCCGCGCACTATATCGCCGGTTGTGCTGGGGAGCTAGCGATATGGCTTTTGCGGATCAGGTTTTTTATTGCAACGCAGGCAATCAATCGACCACGGGTTATTATGCCGTTGCCCAGTTTGCCGCCTCGCATGCCTATACCGCCGGGCAGATCATTCGTCAGTTAACGACGCCAGCGGTTGGATCGGAGCGATGCTTTATCTGTATTGTTGCCGGTACCTCGTCGACCGAGCCGTCGTGGACGGTAACGCGCGGCGCCAAAAATACATCCGGCGGCGCGACCTTGCAGGAATGCACCGGCGCGTCGGCGATGAACGGCGACCTCGCCAATACGCCGAATTGGACGGCGCAGAAGGCGGCCGGTTCGCCCACGCTCGGCGCCATCATCCAACGGAATTCCGGCGCGAGTTATCAGATCTGCTCGACCGCCGGCACGCTCGGCGCATCCGAGCCGGCGTTCAGCGATACCGCCGGCACCACGACCACGGAAGGCACGACGACCTGGACATCGCTCGGCCCGGTCGGCAGCTTCACCGGCGGCCAGGCGCCGCATGCGCGGCTCGCCAACGCCTGCGCCGCCACCTGGTTCGCGGCCGGCAATACGATCTATGTCGGCGACAACCACGCCGAGGGGCAGGCGACGGCGGTCACGATCGCGCCCGCTCTGACCGCAGCATCCGTAAGCAGGATCCTTTGCCACAACCACTCAGGCAGTTATCCGCCAGCAGCGACGGATTTGCGGACTACCGCGACAATTTCGACGACCGCTGCGGCAAACCTGAGTATCACCCCAACGACCGGAGGCCTCTACGTTTACGGCATTACGCTGGCCGCGGGAGTCGGCACATCCGGTAGCTGTTTTATTATTTTGACGCCGGTCAATGCGCTTTATTATTTTGACAACTGCGTATTCAAAGTTGCGACGACTTTGGCCGGCACGGCAACCATACAGGTCAACACGACCAATGCCGGCGTCGTCATCTGGAATAATTGCACTATCAGCTTTGCCGCAGTTCAGCAATATCTGGAAATAGGGACCGTCAATTTCATCTGGCAGAATACTGGGCCGGTGCTGGCGAGCGGATCGTCGGTGCCGACAGGTTTTATGGGTGCTTCAGCCGCCGGTCGCTTCAGCAACATAGTCCTGGAAGCGCTCGATCTCAGTCAGCTCACAGGCAGTCTCGATAAAGGGGCGGCTTCTAATGAGATGGGCAACTGGTTGATAAAGGATTGCAAGCTCAACGCCGCGATGACGATACCGACACCATCAGCCTTTGGGCAGACAATTCAACTGATCCGCTCCGACTCGAGCGGCACGGCCTACAAGTCGGCGCGCTATCAGTACGAGGGCACCGAGACCACCGAGACCACGATCGTGCGCACCAGCGGCGCCGTCGATCCGACCGGCCAGGCGCAAACCCGCAAGATCGTCAGCACGGCGAATACGCAATGGCTGCGGCCGTTCAAGGCCGAGCCCTACGCGGTCTGGAATGCGGTCACCGGCACCAGCGTCACAGTGACGGTGTACGGCACGGTGAACTCCTATTACCTGCCGTTCAATGACGAGATCTGGCTCGAGGTCGAATATCTCGGCGCGTCGGGTTCTCCACTCGGCAGCATCGTCACCACCAGCAAGGCCAGCCTGCTGGCGGGCAACCTGCCGGTGGCGGCGGATACTTCGGTCTGGAGTGGGGTTTCGCTGCTGAGGGCCGGCGACGAGCCATCGCCGCGCACGACCTACATGACCTTCGACGGGGCGCCGACCAGCGTGACGCTGTCGAGCGGCAACCTGACTGTGACGCATGGCAACACCAGCATCGCCGGCGTCAACAGTTCGGACTTCGGCGGCCCGGCGGTCGGCCAGCTCGGCGTGAAGCAGTATTTCGAGATCAAGCTTTTGACCTCGACATCGAACGGCAACAACATCGGCTACATGACGCCGACCGATCCGACCACGGCGGCGCCAGCATCCGGCAACAACAAGACCGGCGTGATCCTGGGCTCGGCGTCGTCGCTCATCTACACGCCGAACGGCGTCTCGACCGGCAAGGATCTCGGCGCGGTCGCCGTCAACGACGTGATCGGCGTGGCCTATGACGGCGACAATTCGTTGCTCTGGTTCCGCAAGAACGGCGGCAACTGGAACAACGATGCCAGTGCCAACCCGGCCACCGGCGCCGGCGGCGTGTTTGCTACCATCCGGCAGGGCTATACGCCGTATGTCGCGTTTATCGCCGGCGGCCCGTCAACCGACGTGATGACGGCCAACTTTGGCCAGACCTCCTTTGCCTTCACGGCGCCGTCGGGATTTGCCGCGCCCGACGCGACCGGCGGCGGCGGTGGCGGCGGTGTGGCCGGCTGGTCGTCGTTCAAGCTCACCACCACGATCACGCCGCAGCTTGCCGGCTACATCCACGCCCGCGTGCGCGTCGGCAAGGCGTCGAGCACGTTTTATTTAGACCCCAAAGTCGTCCTGACCTGACGGCTTCCTAACAGGAGAGAACCATGTCTGAGGAACGCGCACAGGCGCGCGAATGCGCCGACGCATCCATCATCCGCGGCAGCGGCATCGGCGAGCGCGCAGAAGCACGCGGCCGCTACACGATCGAATGCATCGGCGCCGACGGCAAACTGAAATGGCGCGACACGATCGACAACGTGGTCTGCACGGTCGGCAAGAACCTGGCGCTCGATACCTTCCTAGCCGGCACCGCCTATACGGTGGTCGGGCCCTACATGGGACTGATCTCGTCGACCTCTTATTCGGCAGTGGCGGCGGGCGATACCATGACCTCGCACGCCGGTTGGCTGGAAGCGGGCGGGACCAACGCGCCAGCCTATTCCGGCAACCGCAAGACCGCGGTGTGGTCGGCGGCCACGGCCGGCGCCAAGTCGCTATCGGCGGCGCTGTCGTTTGCGATCACCTCATCGGGCACCATCAAAGGCGCGTTCCTCCATTTCGGCACCGGCGCGGTCAACACCAAGGACGACACCGGCGGCGTGTTGTGGTCGGCCGGCACGTTTGCAACTGGTGACAAGGCGGTGGTGAACGGCGACACACTGAACTGCAGTTACTCCTTGTCACTATGATCGATAAGGTCCGGTCATGGTTTTCTGAAAACCAGGGGCTGGTCTATTTCCTGGTGGCGCAGGCCACGGCAACCCTTGTCGGGGCTGCATCTCTAATTGCGTACTCTGTTAATTTGGAAAATCGTGTGACAACTTTGGAGACCAGGGGGAGCCCACATTTACAAATAATCGATGGCAGGCTCACTGTTTTGGAGTCGAAGACCGCGACCAATAAGGAGTCAATTGATCGAATCGTGACAGTGATGACTAAAGCGTTGGGAGATAAGCCATGAACGAGGATCTCAGTCTAACGCCAGCCGGTGCCAACTTGATCAAACACTTTGAGGGATGTTTGCAAAAGAAAGGCGAGCATTATCACGCTTATACATGTCCTGCTGGGGTTCTCACAATTGGCTGGGGATCAACGCATCATGGAGGACACAAATTCGATGCATCCTCACGATGGACGGCTGCGCAATGCGATGCGGCGTTTATGGAAGATATGGGGGGATTTGAGCAGGCTGTACGAAGGCTTGTCAAAGTGGCGCTCCAGCCTTGGCAGTTCGACGCCCTCGTCTCCTTCGCGTACAACTGCGGAGAAGGAAACCTCTCGAAATCGACCCTTCTGAAGAAAGTCAACGCGGGCGACTTCGGACACTGGAGCGAGGACGAAGGCGGCACCGGCGCTGCCGCCGAGTTTCCGAAGTGGAATAAAGCCAACGGCAAGGTGCTCTCGGGCCTCACCCGACGCCGGGCCTCCGAGAGCCTGCTGTTCCAGAACATCCCCGATTTGAATTATGACGGCAAGGCCGACCCCAGACCGCCGCAGCACCCGATGCCGCAAACGGTCGACGAACCGGAGGACTAGATCATGGCCGACTTCGGCAGCATGAGCGCCGACCAGATCAACAGCTCGATGGGCATGGGGCCCGGCGGG